CCGAACGAAGAGTAACAGGGGGGCGAGCCTATGAGCGAGTTACACGACCTGCAGGAACGCCTGCGCGAAGTCACCGACCGCGTGCGGGTGTCCATTCTGGTGGACGATGACATGGAAGACTACGAAGACGCATTGTCCGAACAGGACGCCATAAACGACATGATCCGCGAGATGCAGGAAGAAGGTGATCCCGATGGCGACAGCTGAAGAAAAACGCCTTGCCGTGCGGAACAAGTACCGGACGATCCTTGGGCGCAATAACTACGACGACAGCGGCAAACGAACGTATTGCTACCGGAAGTACAGCGACGGCAAGTATTATTCGGACTGTTCATCGTCCGTGTCCTGCACCTATCAGGAAGTCGGCCTGTCCTTCGGGATCATGCGCACCACGAACATGTGGGAGACCGACAAGTTCGTCGACGTCCCTGTCATCATCAAGAACGGCGTTATCCAGAATCCCGGTGTACTGCGCATCGGCGACATGCTGCTGTTCGCGGGCACGCATTCGTCCCGCAAAGCGTGGGGGTACGTGGGCCACGTGGAGATGGTCGGCGAGATCAGCGGCAGCACCGTGCACATCTACGGCCACGGCTCAGCGCATCCGAAGCGCCGCGAGATGAACGCCTACTGCCGGGCGCGCTATTCGACCAAGACCAGCAAGACGCCCATCGGCAACTGCGGCCTGCTGCGCGTGCGCCGCTTCATCCGCGACGACGAAAGCGCTACCGGCCTGCGCAAGGGCGACAAGGGCAGCGCCGTCAAGGCCATGCAGGAGCGCCTGATCGCTGCCGGCTATCCGCTTCGCAAATACGGCGCGGACGGTGACTTCGGCAGCGAGACCTTCGAAGCCCTGCGCGCCTATCAGGCGAATCACGGGCTCCCGGTCACCGGCATCTACGACGCAGCGACCGAAAAGGCGCTGACGTCCGGCCAGAAGGCCGCCAGTTATATCGAGAGCACCGGGGACGCCGTGAACATCCGCACCGAACCGAACACGAAAACCGGGCAGAAGCTCGGGAAGGTCTACAAGGGCGACCGTCTGGTCTATCAGTGCCAGATATCCGACGAAGGCTGGTATCTGGTGGAATACCAGGGCCGGAACGCGTGGATCTGCGGCAAGTACGCGAAGGTGGTGACGGAATGATGTATGTACCAACAGGCGCATTTTTAGCCGCAATTTTCATCAGTGCCTTGATGGGTTTTCTGATTGCTGCGTTGCTGAACAGAGGTGATCCGCGATGAGCATGAAGATCATTAAGCCGGGCAACCACGGCAAGCAGAAACGGTGTTTCAAGTGCTACTGGTGTCACTGCGTGTTCATCACGGACGAATACACCGTGGAGCCGGATTACAGGAACGGCAGCTATGAAGCGGCAACCTGCCCGGAGTGCGGCAAGCAGGCGACGCGAAGCTGAAGGGGTGAGGAACATGCAGACAATAATCAGCATCCTGACCGCCTGCGTGCCGATCGTGGTGGCCCTTGTGGGCATCATTCCCACCGTGATCTCAAACCGCAAGAAGACGCAGGAGAGCATCCGGACCAGCAGCGAAGCCACCGAAAAGCAGGTGGCGAAGATCCAGTCCACCCTTGACGCCCACATCCGCGAAGACGAAGACGAGAAGGCGCGCAACCAGCGCTACCGCATACTGCGCTTCTATGACGAAATGTGCGAAAAGCGCCTGCATTCTGAGTCCCACTTCGAGGATATCCTTGACGACATCGACAGCTACGAAGCCTACTGCGCCGGGCACCCGAAGTTCCGCAACAGCCGGGGCCAGGCCGCCATGGCCGCCATAAAAGCCGCCTATGCCGACATCAAGGCAAGGGGCGGATTCCTGACACACGAAGATTAAACCACGCATTTCTGCATTTTAATCGCGAATTTTGCAGATTTTCCGCAAAAACGGCCATTATATTGACGTCTGGGGGGATTATCATGATTGACCTGACGAAGATCTTCGAAGCCGTCATCGCTCTGGCGGCCGCACTGGTAACGACCTTCCTGATCCCATGGATCAAACAGCGCCTGACCGCCGGCCAGCAGGAAGCCCTGGAATCCATCATCGAAACCGCTGTCCTTGCCGCCGAACAGATGTACGGCAAGGGCATGGGCAGGGAAAAACTGCAGGCCGTCATCGACTATCTGCACGGCAAAGGCTACGACGTGGACATAGAACAGATCGAAGCCGCGGTGTATGCGCTGATCAACGCCGACAAACTGCCGGAAGTAAAGGTGGCGCCGGATGAGTGAAATTAATTTGACTGTGCCGTATATCGTCCATGAGTCAGCGCAGGCGCGCGCGGAGCGGATGAACAAACGCCTGTTAATCGCCCTGATTATCACGATTGCGCTTCTGTTCGCTTCGAATGCGTACTGGCTGTACTCGTGGCCCTGTACGACAACGGCGTCCAGATCCCCGGCGCCATCGCCTACGGCAGCGTCGGCACTGCGGGCAATGCCGTTACGCTCCCGATTGAAACAACCATCCGTCAGGGCTGCTGCTGCAACGGCGTTGACAGCATTACGGTCGTCCTTCTGGAAGGCGCCGGCGATGTGACGAACGTTGCCGTCCGGATCGAAAAGGCGTGATTCTATGATGATAATCAAGAAACTGTCCGAAATGATCGGCGAAGAAATCAAGGACGCCGACAAATACATCAAATGCGCGCTGAAGTACAAGGACGACCTGCGAAGCCTGGCCGACGTCTTCTTCCAACTGTCCAACGACGAAATGAAGCACATGCAGCTCCTGCATTCTGAAGTCGTGAAGATCATCGACGACTACCGGGAGACCGAAGGCGAACCGCCCGCAGCCATGCTGGCCATCTATGACTACCTGCACGAGCGCCACATCGAAGCCGCCGCAGAAGTCAAAGCATCCCAGGCACTCTACCGCGAGCTTTAATCCCTGACGCCCTTCGGGGCGTCTTTTCATTTCTTTTCCGTATAAGTGTACACTTAACACAAAGTTAAACCAGCGTTAATCAGTACATAATATATAAGAGTATACTTATACACAGGACGAAGCAAACGACAAAACAAGGAGGAAACGAAAATGAAGTACATCGTAGAAGTAAACGCAAAGTGGCTGGTCAGCATCGAAGCGGAGAGCGTCCTGCAGGCGGAACACAAAATCCTTGAGTACAACGGAATCTGGGGCGCGCTGGGATTCGACCGGGACATGATGAAGACCGACACCTTCGCCGGAGCGGTTCAGGGCTGCGAGATGGTCAGCATGGACGAGTTAATCACGATGGTCAACGAGACCTGCGACAAGAAGGTGCTGGCAATCAAGGCCAACGCCGCCCGGAACGAGAACGCAGCCATGATCGAAGAGATGGAGAAGCGGCTGGAAGAACTGAAGAAGACCCAGAAAAACCTTGAACGAGCCGCAAGCGACGCCTGCTACGAGTACCGGATGGCCGAAGAAAAGCTCGGAAAGCAGCGCCAGTAACCACCGACACGCCGAGCCGGGGCGGCCAAACCCCGGCGATGAAAGGAGATAGAAAGATGACAATGTATAGGGTGTACAAGGAACTGTACGATAACGACGGCAACGTGGTGCATAAGATTCCGGTTTGCAGGACAATGACGCTGAAGATGGCGTACAGCATGGCGAGAACGAACGCAGGTCTTGGCCCGGTCGGTATCTACAAGGTGAAGGAAGACGGCAGCGAGGTCAAAGTCAAGTAACAGCCGAAACGGGCGAAAGCCCGTCCACCCGAACCGCCCCACGGGTGCTGATGATGGCAGGGCAGAAAGGGAGAAAACGATGACACGCGAGGAAAAGATTTCATGGCTCGAAAAGGCGAGCGCGGAGCGGCTGGTTGAGCAATTAAGGTGGACGGTGATTCACACAACGAGCGAGAACATCGGTGTACGGATTGAGGGCGAGGAAGATTTCGCACTGGTAAAGGCCGAACTGCTGAAGCGACTTGGAAAGGAGGAAGCGTAATGACCATGACCGAAAAGTTGGCCCTGCTGGCAGAGATGGAACGACGGAACTCGGAGCGCATCAAGGCGCAGAAAGGAGAGCGGGCATGAAGGTTATGGGACAAGAGCTGACTGTGGAACTCGGCACCCCGGCGCAATATGCGGAAGCGTTCAAGACTATGCTCAAGATTGGAACCGACCTCGACACGCTGAACAGGGCGAACCATATCGGGCTGGAACAGAAAAAAATCACGATGGAGCACTTTCAGGCGGCGGCTCAGGTGCTCGCCGAAGAAATCCTCAAGCGATAACTGACGCGCCCGCCCGGGGGCATTGTACCCGGGCTTGACAGACCGTCTATAATGATCTCAGGGGGTGTCTACTTATGGCGACTGAAGCACAGCGGCGGGCAATAGCAAAATACGATGCCGCGAACACAACGCAGATCCACTTGAAACTGAACCTGACCACCGACAAGGACATCCTTGAACGTCTCGATTACATGGCAAAGCTCGATCCGACCAAAGGCAAACAAGGATACATCAAGGACCTG